GATTATTTCAAAGTGTAGACTTTATAAGTCATTCTGGACTACCATTGTCATGGAAAATAGAATGTGATGCAATACATGATGATGAATGGTCAACATTGGCAAAAATGATACGTGAGTATGAGAATAAAAATTGGAAAAAAGCGATTGGAATACCTAGAGGAGGAGTTAAATTAGGTGAAGAATTGGATAAATATAGTTCCAATAATCCTGATGATCCTATATTAATTTGTGATGATGTGTATACAACTGGTAAAAGCTTTGCCGATTTTGTATCAGAAAATTTTGATGAAAATGAAAAAATTTTCTGTTGGTGTGTTTTTGCCAGAAAACCTACCGAAAATGGAATTAAAGCATTATTTACAATGCCTGAAAAAAAATCTTGACAAATTTTTATATTAGTGTATAATATAATTATTGAGTGGGAAAAACTTTCCCAATTTTGTTATGAACCCATACAATGGTGCGAAAATGAAAACCAACCAAATTAAACTAATCGAAGCATTGAACGCTAATGGATTTTCCGATCAGATTACACGTAAAGATTTAAAAATGGTCGGAGACCAAATGGGTCTTTCCACAACTTGGTTAGAAAAAAATGACTTATATAAAGTAAGTCGAGGTCTTTATCAAATTCCAAAAATGGATCAACAAATGTCAAAAACATCCCCACAAGTTCAAATGACTACTGATAGAACCGAAAATGTTGTGCCAATTCGTCAAGATTTTGTATCATTTGTTCCACAAAGTGATAAGAATTTTGTAAGATTCGGTCATTATAAAGATGTAGAGATGATCGTTAAATCAGAAATTTTTTATCCGGTCTTTGTTACCGGACTTTCTGGTAATGGTAAGACATTTATGATTGAGCAGGCTTGTGCAAAATTGAACCGTGAAATGTTTCGTGTAAACATTACTATTGAAACAGATGAAGATGATTTGCTAGGACACTATACACTAAAAAATGGCGAAACAGTATGGCAAGATGGTCCAGTTATTCAAGCAATGGAACGTGGTTCTGTATTATTACTTGATGAAGTTGATCTTGCTTCAAATAAAATTTTGTGTCTACAACCTGTTTTAGAAGGTAAAGGTGTATTCATTAAAAAAATTAATCGATGGGTATATCCAAAGAACGGGTTTAATGTTATGGCCACTGCCAACACTAAAGGAAAAGGATCTGATGATGGACGTTTTATTGGCACAAATATTTTAAATGAGGCATTTCTAGAAAGATTTGCCATTACTTTAGAGCAAGAATATCCAACTGTTGCTACTGAAAAAAGAATTCTTAAAGGTGTATTGGAGGATTTAAATGCATCCAATGATGATTTTGTTGACCGTTTGGTCAATTGGGCAGATATTATTCGTAAAACATTTTTTGATGGTGGTATTGATGAGATAATTGCAACTCGCCGATTAGTTCATATTTGCAATGCCTATGCAATTTTTAATGATCGGATGAAAGCAATTCAGATGTGTGTCAATCGATTTGATGATGAGACCAAAACAGCATTTTTAGATCTTTATAGTAAAGTCGATGCTGATGTAAATTATAACCCTGATGGTTCTGCCGAAGGAGGTGAATCTACCGCAGACACCAATTCTGAAGAAAAAGTTTCAGAATCAATCTAATTGACTGCATAAATAGAGGATAAGGTTTTGTGAACCTATCCTCTATTTTTTTATGCAATTTTTGGAGATATAATGCGTATTCAAGTAAAAGTTGAAGAACTTAGAAAAAAGAAAATTTTTGTGGCCACTCCTATGTACGGAGGTCAATGTTCCGGAATGTTTGCTAAAGCCTGTATAGATTTAGCGACCATGTGTTCAAATTATGGGGTTGATTGTAGATTTTTTTTCATTTTTAATGAAAGTTTAATTACTAGGGCGAGAAATTATCTTGTTGATGAATTTTTAAGGCAAGAGGAATACACACATTTGATGTTTATTGATAGTGATATTCATTTTGACCCTAAAGATGTATTGTCGTTGGCTGTTTTATGTGATCATGAAAAACCCATAATTGGTGGTCCTTATGGAAAAAAAGTAATTGCGTGGGAAAAAGTAAAACAAGCAGTCGATTGTGGTATAGCAGATGATGATCCTGATGAATTGTCTAAATTTGTGGGCGATTTTGTTTTTAATCCAGTTAGCGGAACAAAAGAATTACTAGTTACTGAACCTGTGGAAGTATTAGAAATAGGAACAGGATTTATGATGGTAGATCGGAAAGTTTTTAATACTTTTCGTGAAGCATATCCAAGATTTCATTATAAACCTGATCATAATAGATCTGAAAATTTTAAAGGTGATCGATATATTCATGCTTATTTTGATACTGTGATTGATAATGATCAGTATATGCCAGGAGGAGAATCTGGAAATTCAGACAGATATCTATCTGAAGATTACATGTTTTGTCAATTGTCTAGAAAAATTGGACATAAAATATATCTTTGTCCGTGGATGAAACTTGGTCATGTAGGAAGTTATGTATTTGATGGATCAATGGTTGAACTTGGAAGAATTGATCAGGCAAACCCAGTGGCAGTAGAAAACATGAAAGAATCAATGGTACTGAGAGAAAACAGAAGAATTAGAAGAGAAAATCGTCAAGCAACTGCTGAAATAGAACAAGTTCAGAAAAAAACTTTGAATAGATCAGAAAGAAGAAAGGCATTGAAAAATAAAAAAAAATGATGTATAATAATATTTTTAACATTTAATGGAGATTTGTCATGAATTTGAGTGAACAAACTATATCTATTTTGAAAAATTTTTCTCATATCAATAGCGGACTTTATTTTCAGGAAGGTCAAAAAATAAAGACTGTCGCTCCTTCAAAAGCTATTCTTGCTGAAGCTATTATTACTGAAGATATACCCACAAATTTTGGTATTTATGATTTGAATAGATTATTAGGTACGGTTTCATTGTTTGAAAAACCTGAAATTGAATTTGCCGATAGACAGTTAATTTTAAAGGAATCGAATAAGAAAAAATCTTGTAAATATTCTTATTGTGATGCTTCTCTAGTAGTTCGTCCTCCAGAAGGTAAGGAAGTTAAACTTCCTACTGAAGAAGTTACTTTCGTCTTATCAGAATCAGTATACAATGAATCTGTAAAAGCTGCTGCTATTTTGCAGTATCCTGAAATTGCAGTTGTAGGAAATGGTAAAGTCATGGAGATTGCTATACTTGATTCTAAAAATCAAATGTCCGATGAATTTTCACACGAAGTTGGTGAAACTCCGTTTAATTTTAAATTTATTTTTAAGGTTGAAAACTTTAGTAAATTGATGTCTAAAGAGTATAATGTTGCTCTTTCTTCTAGAGGACTTTCACGTTTTAATAGTTCCGATGATATTTTGACTTATTTTATCGCCCTAGAACCTACATCTACATATGAGAACTAAATATGCTTCATGAATCTTTTCTTTGGGTAGAAAAATATCGACCAAAAAAGATTTCAGATTGTGTATTACCACAATACACTAAAGAAATTTTTCATAAAATTGTTCAAGATGGTCGTATTCCGAATATGATTCTTGCCGGTGGTCCTGGCATGGGTAAAACTACGGTTGCTAAAGCACTTTGTAGTGAAATAGGATGTGATTGGCTTATGATTAATGGTTCTGAAGAATCTGGTATTGATGTACTCAGAACTAAAATTCGTGGTTATGCTTCTACCGTTAGTTTTGATGGAGGTAGAAAAGTAGTTATTTTAGATGAGGCAGATTACTTGAATCCTCAATCTACTCAGCCTGCTTTGAGGTCTTTTATTGAAGAATTTGAAAAGCATTGTTCTTTTATCATGACTTGTAATTATGTCAATCGTATTATTCAACCTTTGCATTCTCGTTGTCAAGTGGTTGAATTTAAGATAAATAAAGAAGAGAAGGTTCAAGTAGGTGCACAATTTGGTAAACGTCTTTATTCTATCTTGGAAAAAGAAAACGTTGAATATGATAAGAAAGTTGTCGCTGAAATATTATTTAAGCATTTTCCAGATTATCGCCGTGTACTAAATGAACTTCAGAAATATTCAACTTATGGTAAAATAGATACAGGTATTCTCTCTCAAGTAACGGAAATTAATTTAAAAGAATTGATGGGTGCTATGAAAGAGAAAAAATTTAATGATGTTAGAAAATGGGTTGCTGAAAATATAGATAACGATCCTCAAAAAATTTACCGAAAGTTGTATGATGTTGCCTCAGATTATATCGAACCAGCATCTATTCCTCAACTAGTATTAATATTGGCAGATTATCAATATAAATCAGCATTCGCACCTGATCAAGAATTAAATTTGGTCGCTTGTCTTGTTGAATCTATGGTAGAATGTCAATTCAAAGGTTAAATGAAAAAGACATTAATAGCATTGTCATGTTTTTTGATGACAACTACAGGTTATGCACATGATAATGAAACAAAAGGATCTTATGGTTTGTATGAATATCCTTCACCAGAAACAGGAATGTTTTTCTTCACCTGCACATCTGGAATAGCAACTATTCCAGGTATGGTGCAAAAAATAGGTCCAATAGAAAATGCGATAAGAATATGTTCATGTATATTAGATAAATTTCGTAGTACATATACACATGAACAAATGACACAATTAAACAATACAGAATGGTTGAAAGGGGAATCACAGAGATTTGGATATGAATGCTATGTAGAATTCTTTGATAAAGAATCTAAAAATGCTCCAATGATACCTTTAAAATTAAATGAAACAATTTAAAATTATATTATGGAAAAACTTACACCTTTTGATTTTATAAAAGATATTTCTCATGTAAAAGAAAATATCATGAGAGATGATGTTGATAATGAAATTGAAAAACAATATAATGCATTTATTGTAAACAGAGGTTTTTCATATTTTATGGATACGGTCATTTATGCCAATGAAATGAATATTAGATCCGGTGTTGACGCAAAACTTCAATTTGATTTTTTGATAAATACAATTAGGCAAAAGAAAAGATATTCCAAATGGCATAAGGCCGAACAGAATGATGATATTCAAGTGCTGAGAGAATATTATGGTTATAATATTCATAGAGCAAAAGAAGTTTTGCCATTACATTCTAATGAACAATTAAAATTTATTAGAGAAAAACTTGATAAAGGTGGATTGAAAGGAGAATAAATGACCTATGATATTGAGAATATGGTTGAGGTCACGTTGAAAGAAAAAGATGATTTTTTAAAAGTGAAAGAAACTCTTACTAGAATTGGTGTAGCTAGTAGAAAAGAAAAAACATTATATCAATCTTGTCATATTTTACATAAACAACAAAAATATTATATTGTGCATTTTAAAGAATTATTTGCATTAGATGGTAAACCTTATAATTTTGGAGATACTGATATTGCAAGAAGGAATACAATAGCAAATCTTTTATCAGAATGGGAGTTATTAACGTTGGTCAATCCATTAAAAACAGAAGAACCTATTTTACCTTTAAATCAGTTGAAAATAATTTCATTTAGTGAAAAATCGGAATGGACTTTAACTCCAAAATATAATATTGGGAAGAAAAAATGAATTATGAAGCACAAGAATTAGGTGTTTTTAAGTTGCATGATGATGTAAAAACACCAGAATATGCAACAAAATCATCTGCGTGTTTTGATTTGTGTGCTTATTTACCAAATGGTATAGTTGTTGATTTTTTTGAACCTAACAATAAAAAAAATAAAGTTGAGATTGAAGATAGTAGATTGGTGATGTTACCTAATTATAGATATATGATTCCTACTGGTTTGATTTTTAATATACCACAGGGATATCATATTAAAGTTCATCCTAGATCAGGACAGGCAATAAAGCAAGGGTTAATAACGGTAAATAATACTGGTATAATCGATGAAGATTACGTTGAAGAATGTAAATGTTTGATGATTAATACTAGTGGTATAAATATAAGTATTAGTAATAAAGAGAGAATTGCTCAAGCGGAAGTTTGCAAAGTTGAGCCAATTTGGATAAATAGTATAGATACAAGACCAACACAAAAAACAAACCGTGATGGCGGTTTTGGGTCGACAGGACAGTAAAAAATTAGAGGTGTCGTAAGAACCTCGCATGTGGCAAAAAAGCCACGACCTTTGGCGAAAGCAAAGGTATTTTTATAATCTCGCTTAATAGGAGAAACTATGACTGGTTATTTAGTTCCAAGGACAATCGAAGATATTGAACGCCAACTATCACAATCAATAGGGTTTGATACATTTTTTAATCGTCTTTTTAATAATGATTTTGCATCAACTAATGGAGGGGGTTATCCTCCATATAATATAAGAAAGGTTGATGAATATAATTATGTGATAGAACTAGCCTTGGCCGGGTTTAGTAAAGATGATTTAGACGTGGAACTTGCAGAAGGCACATTGACCATTAAATCAGTGCCGAAAGGTAAAAATGATGAAGATGGATATATACATCATGGAATCGCCAAACGAGTCTTTACCAGGAAATTTCATTTAGCAAATGACATTGTTGTAAAAGGTGCAGATCTTTTAAATGGTTTATTAACAGTTGAATTGGAGAGAGTGATTCCTGATGAAAAAAGACCTCGTAAAATTGAAATTTATGATGGTGTGAAAAAAGTAGAATATAACATTTAACAATATGGGGGCGTTTGTGCCCCCTTTTTGTTTTTGAATTGGAATTATGAAGAATTTATTTGAACAAAGAAGAAATCAGTCAAGCGACATTAATGAGCATTTACCTACCTTAAAAGAATTATCATCAGAATGTGATACTATAACTGAAATGGGTGTTAGAAATGTGGTATCCACATGGGCTTTTTTAAATGGATATCCAAAAAAATTAACAAGTTATGATATTATTGATCCTCCTAAATCGAATTTACAAGAAGCTATGGATTTCGCACAGGCAAATAATATAGATTTTAATTTTTTTCAAAAAAATGTTTTATCTATAGAAATTGAAGAAACGGATCTTTTATTCATTGATACAAAACACACGTATGAACAGTTAAAGCAAGAACTAGAAAAACATTCTAATAAGGCAAAAAAATATATAATTTTACATGATACAGTCACTTATGGTATACGTGCGCCTCAATGGTTAGGGGGAGGTGAAGGATTATTAAAAGCAATATTTGAATTTTTAGATAAAACAGATGATTGGTTTATATATAAAGAATATAAAAATAATAATGGGTTAATGATTTTAAAGAGGAGATAAATGAAACTATCAGAAAATTTTTCTCTAAAGGAAATGACTTTTTCAGATACTGCAATAAGAAAACAAATTGATAATACACCTGAAATAGAACATATTATAGCTCTCACCAATTTATGCTGTAATATTTTACAACCTGTCAGGGAAAATTTTAAAAAACCTATCAAAATTAATTCTGGATATAGATCTGTTGAATTATGTGAGGCAATAGGATCATCGGCTAGATCACAACATGCTAAAGGAGAAGCGGCAGATTTTGAAATTTATGGTTTGTCAAATTTAGAATTGGCAACCTGGATATATGATAATTTAGATTACGATCAATTAATTTTAGAATTTCATGATCCAGATGAAGATCCAAATAGTGGTTGGGTTCATGTTTCTTACACCAGAAACGGTGCAAATCGTAAAGATTCTAGAATAATTAATGCAAAAACTAAAGGAAAATATATAGAATGGCAACCTGGTAAAAAAGTAAAATGATTAAAAAAATAATTAAAATTTATAGAAATTTTTTATTGTTTAACACTTCATTATGGTTTAAATACAAGAGATTTCTTGACAAACAGTTAAATTATTGTTATCATATATTAGAGAAACATAATACTACTGTTGTCAAGGATATTAAATGAGTTTTTATACAAACGTTCAAAATTGGGGCGGTAAGATTTATTACCGAGGAATCAATGAAAATGGTAAACATTTCAAAGAAACTTTAGAATATAACCCCACCCTTTACATACCTTCTCCAAAACCTACCAAATTTAAAACACTCGAAGGAGAATATGTTTCTTCTATAGAATGCGGGACAATTAAAGAAGCAAAAGAGTTTATAAAAAAATATGAAAATATAGAAAATTTTCGCATATATGGTAATACAAATTATCACTATACTTTTATATCTGACAATTTTCCTTCTACTGTTAAATACGATCTCATTAAAATAGGAATTGCTAATATTGATATTGAGGTTGGATCCGAAAACGGATTTCCTGATCCTCAAATTGCCAGTCAACCAGTTACTGCTATTACTGTACAAATAGGAGACAGATTATTTGTTTTTGGTGTAGGTTCTTATACTGTTAGTCAAGATAATGTTAGATATTTTTCTTGTGATGATGAATTACACTTACTTACAGAATTTATTGATTGGTGGAGTCATCAGAATATTGACATAATCACTGGTTGGAATGTCAAATTTTTCGATATACCTTATTTGGTAAATCGTATGAATAGATTATTCGATGAATCTTCATCGAAGATAGGACCATCTAAATTATCTCCTTGGAATTTTGTTAGTGAGAGAACTGTTAATCAGGCCGGATTTGGAGGCACAAGGGAACAACAATCTTTTGAGGTGATGGGTGTTGCTACACTTGATTATCTGGATCTTTATCGTAAATTTACCCATACACAGCAAGAAAATTATAGATTAGATCATATCGCTCATGTTGAATTAGGTGAAAGAAAACTTGATTATTCTGAATTTGGATCTTTACATAATTTATGGAAAGAAGATTATCAGAAGTTTATTGATTATAACATCAAAGACGTTGAATTAGTTTCACGCCTTGAAGAGAAGATGAAACTGATAGAAATGTCAATAGTTTTAGCATATGATGCTAAAGTTAACTATACTGATGTATTTACACAAGTAAGAATGTGGGATACATTAATATATAACGAATTGAGAAGCAAGAATATAGTAATTCCTCCTAAGCAAAATACCATAAAGAATGAACCTTATATGGGTGCCTTTGTCAAAGAACCTGTGCCTGGAATGTATGAATGGGTTGCTAGTTTTGATCTTGATAGTTTGTATCCTCATTTGATTATGCAATATAATATTTCTCCTGATACTATTATTAGAGATTATCCTCCTAAACCAGTTACTGTTGATCAATTATTAGATCAAGAAATAGATACTACGTATGTTAAAAAACAAAAAATGGTTCTTGCTGCAAATGGTTTTCATTTTAAGAATGATAAGCAAGGTTTTCTGGCGGAGATGATGGAAAGAATGTATGCTGAGAGAAAAATCTTCAAGAAAGATATGCTTAAAGCAAAACAGGAATATGAAAATGAAAAAGATCCTGTGAAAAAAAGAGAAATAGACAAGAGAGTGGCTAGTTTGAATAATATGCAAATGGCCAGAAAAATACAGTTAAATTCTGCTTATGGTGCATTAGGAAATCAATATTTTAGATTTTATGACATAAAGCAGGCAGAAGCAATTACATCTGGAGGCCAATTATCTATTCGTTGGGTTGAGAGAGATGTTAACAAATACTTGAACAAGATATTGAAAACAGAAGATAAGGATTTTATCGTGGCTGTTGATACTGATTCGATTTATGTGTGTTTTGATGAGTTGGTCAAAAACGTTTTTGAAGATACTTCCGATAAAGAAAAAATTATTAAATTTCTTGACAAAGTTTGTGAAACTAAAATGCAAAATGTTATTAATACTTCATTTGATAATCTTAAAGAGTATATGAATGCATTTCAGCAAAAGATGAACATGAAGAGAGAGGTTTTAGCAGATAAAGCAGTTTGGACAGGGAAAAAACATTATATTATGAATGTTCATAATTCTGAAGGTGTTCAATATGCAAAACCAAAATTAAAAGTTATGGGTATTGAATCAGTGAAATCTTCTACGCCTGCGATTGTTAGAGCAAAATTAAATGATGCTTTTCAAATTTTAATGAACGGTACAGAAGATGAAATGATAAACTTCATAGAAAAATTTAGAGTAGAGTTCAGTAGATTACCAGCAGAAGATGTTGCTTTTCCTAGATCTGTAAAAGGTATAGCTAAATATTCTGATAGTGTTACTTTGTATAAGAAAGGAACACCAATACATGTTCGTGGAACGATCATGCATAACCACATGCTTAAAAAGAAAAAATTGACAAACGTACATGCCATGATTCAAGAGGGTGAAAAAATAAAATTCACTTATTTGAAAGTTCCTAATCCATCAGGAGAATCTGTTGTTAGTATGGGAACTATATTGCCTCCAGAGTTCGGTTTAGAGAATTATATTGATTATGACATGCAATTTGATAAATCATTTTTAGAGCCTTTGAAATCAATATTAAAATGTGTTGATTGGGACTACGAAAAACGTAATACTATAGATAGTTTTTTCATATGATTAATGAAGAAATAATTAAATATCTTTCAGATCATTCTGATCATAGAAAAATTCCGAAAATTAATTCAAAAGATTGGGATTTTTTAATTCTTAAATATGAAAAAGATGATATTAGAGATTCTTTGGCTAAATATATTCATTCCAATTCTGTTGCATTTCCATTAAAAGAGATTCACTTTTCTAGATTAGTTAATTTGTTTAGTAAATTTGTTAGTACCAGTATGATTAGAGAATATAAAGAATTTAAAGATGTAAAGGAAAGGTATGATTACAAATATACTTATTCACATAACCCTCTAGGGGTCATTGATAGATCACATGCCTATAATGATATTAGTGACTATTTTCAGCAAGAAAACAGAATGAAATGTGGGTCAAATTCAGTGGATTCGCCATGGACCATATGGAATGATGAAAAAAAACTATCAAAAATGAATTGGATATTTTGGAGAAAAGGTGTCATGGAAGATAGTGGTGTGGATGATAAAACTTTTAGATCATCTTTTAGGTTAGGAACATATACTGCTACACAATTTAAGCCGACAGTCGCTAAAGCATTATATGAAAAACACAATGCCATAAACGTTTTGGATACTTCTTGTGGATGGGGTGATCGTTTGGCTGGTTTTTATGCCACTGCTAGTACAAAATTGTATGTTGGTTGTGATCCGAATCCCGATACATTTGAAAAATATAAAAAACAATGTCTTTTTTATGAAAAAGTTTTGGGTAGTTCTAGTGAAACTATTTTAACAGAAACTGAAGACTATTTTGAATGTGTGGGTGTTAAAACAGTAAAAATATGGAGGAAGCCTTCCGAAGATGTTGATTGGAATTTATATAAAAATTTATTCGATTTTTATTTTACATCGCCTCCTTATTTTGAAACTGAAAAATATGCAGAGAGTTCGGATAAAGTTGACGAACAATCTTGGAATCGTTATGACACTTTTGAAAAATGGAAATATGATTTTTTCTTTGAAGTTACTAAAAAAGTTTGGAATACAATTAAAGAAAATGGTTTTATGATGATAAACATTATTGAACCTAGAAGTGTTGGAAATAAGAGATTGAATTTATGTGATGACATGGTTGATTATTTTAAAAATTTTAAAAAATCAAATTATTTGGGAAAAATAGGTATGCGAATGGCGGCAAGACCAAATGCGGATGAATTGGCAGATGTTTTTATCGAACCTATATGGGTGTTTAGAAAAAACAATAAAAACTATATTGAAAATTCGAATAACACTATTGATAAATTTTATAATTAAGGATAGACAAATATGGATTTAAAAATGCTAATTAAGGAGAGTGGAAATGAATACGCTGGAATCGTTTCTGATGGAATTGAAGCAGGAGATGTTGAATCTTTTATTGATACTGGAAGTTATGCTCTTAATGCTCTACTCTCAGGTTCTATCTATGGTGGACTCGCTTCGAACAAAATTACTGCTTTTGCAGGCGAAAGTGCCACCGGAAAGACATTCTTTGTTTTGGGTGTTGTCAAACAGTTTTTAGAAGATAATCCTGAAGGTGGTGTTATTTATTTTGAGAGCGAATCTGCATTAACAAAACAGATGATAGAATCTCGTGGAATTGATAGCAAAAGAATGGTAATAATGCCTGTTGCTACGATTCAGGAATTTTCTCACCAATCAACAAAAATTCTAGACAAATATTTGGATCAAGATAAAAAAGAACGAAAGCCTTTAATGTTTTGTCTTGATTCATTAGGTATGCTTTCTACATCAAAAGAAATGTCAGATACATCGGATG